AAAATGCGCTAGTTCCAATTATCCCATACTGATCTGAATTTAGTATGAAAGCATCGACTAGCGGTTCGGATAGGGTGAAAGTGGTCTTCCAAGAGTTCGGGGTAATATCGTGCGCAATACCGACTACTTGGAGTGTTTTGTCGATTGTGCTTCCGTCCTGTCCTACGTTTATGAAGTGGACATTTGAGAAGTAATCGAAATCTAAAGCTGCGACGATACCTGCCGCATAGTCAGGAGTTGTCAAATCTAGGGTCATGGAATCTATGCGAAGCGTGGTTTCAGCTCTAGTCATAACATAAGCCTTAGCGATGTTAAGAGCGTCTGCGTCGGTCTGAACCACTAGATTGTCGTAATTAACGCTATGAGGGAAGTATTTAGCCACAGAAGCGGCATCGGTATTAGTCTGGGCTGTGCCACCAACACGGGTAATAGTCGCTTGGTTAATAATCAGTTTGTCGTCAAAGGCTGGCTTAAAGTCAAAATATGAAATACCCGTGCCAGTATTAGAAAACAGGGTCGGTGTCTTACCAGCTGCTGACTGAACAGTTTGGCGGCTTAGGAATGTGGCGTTACCTTGTCCATCAATATAGAACGCGCCCTGCTCTGAAAATGAGCAATTCTGAATAGCGGTTAATCCTGTGCGTAGGGTTGCTGGGTCTGCTTGAACTGTGGTGCTACCAGTTTCAATAGAACGCATAGAAGCAGGAAAACTGACCTGATCTAGAATTTTGCCAATTCGGGTTCCAGTGGTTTGTCCTGCGGTTGCACCTGATACCGACGTGATACCAGCCAAGTTAAGCAAACGGAAAGCATCGGTGCAGACTAAATCAACATAACCAATTTCTTGGTTTTTAGGATATGAATAGTTATAAGCAGTGATATATCCAGAGAATAAGAAGTAACCAGTTCCGGCATAGGTTCCAGAGAAACGAATTTTTCGGTTAGGTGTTAAATAGCCATAATAAGGCGATGCTGGGTTTGACGGGTTCCAGTCGCCATTTGGATCAACAATACGGAATGTCGCGGTAGCTGCTTGGAATTCGCCCTGTAAAAGGTTGTAGCCGCCTGATAGCGTCGCTTTAACGCATTGGTCGGATACGTCCACTACGCGGTCGCCTGTGGCGCTATTAGCCAGCGTAGAGGTTCCTAAAACGCCATTTTTAGGGTCGTCTAAGACGAAGTTACCATAACCAAAGGTAGCGCCATCTGTGAAGTAAACAGTGAGCTGTGGCTGGATTGGATAAGCGCTCATTACCAGTTAAGGTTTCCTGTGTTGCGAACGAGGCGAGTATTAACGCCATTAGCGGAAGCCTGTTGTGTCGTGTTGGTAATTACGTCGATTAGACCAGAAGTGTTATCCACGATGGTAATGGTTGTCTGACCTGCGTTATATGCCGCTGCTTGAGCATCTGTAAGCTGATAAGGATTGATATTAGCGCCAGAAAATTCCGCTGCGTTATATGCCAAATCAAAAAAGCCAGAATCTACTAGAGGTTGTAAGGCGGCAGTATTTTTATTTAATGTCGCCACTGCGTCATTTAAATTGCCAAAGAATGTTTCCATAGCGGAATCAGTTGTCGGCGGTAAATTGTGCTTTCCGCGTGGAGTTAGCGAGCCATCTGGATTAACCAAAGATGGAAACACTGATGATCCTGTGCCGCCTGTTGAGCCGCCCTGACTTGGTGTAGGTGTGCCGCCAGCAGTAGGCAACTTAGCAAGCGCAGCGATCATTTGGTTTATATAGTCCAAAGCAGACTTAAGATTATCTAAGTTAATTAAATTCAAATCTTTAGGAATCAAAGAAGCTGCGTTGGCGATGTTCTGAATGGTTCCGTTTTGAATACCGAGAGCGATATTTTGTGCTTGGAAAGCCCATACTCGTTTATAGTCGTCTTCGACGACCTTAGCCAAGCGTGTGGCTTCTTCTGCGTTGCCAGCGTTAATTGCGTCTTGTAGAGCTAATAAATCTTGCTTTAACTTGATACGAGCATAATCTTCAGCGCTCTGTTTAGACATAGAAGCTGCTGCTAATTCAATTTTATCTAGGTTGAATATGCCAGAAGCCTTATCCAATTCCAACGATGCTTTCTTAAGAGCTAATTGGTCTTTCTGCTCTTTAGTTAATATCTTGGCATTGTTTATTGTGTCTTTACCTTTTTTGTTAATCGCATCGACTGTTGCTGCGATTTTCTTCATATCGGATAAAAAGTTAGTTACGACAGATGGTTGCGATTTAGAAACTGTGCTTTTAGATCCTTGTTTTGCAAGGAAGTCTAAGAAGACCTTGCCCGGACCCACTACGAAAGCAGCAAAATCAGAAGCGACTTTACCTAAAGCGCCATTAGTTGCAGTTTGAGCGCCTTGCAATAAAACACTGGTTCCAACAATTACGTCAGAAACATAAGTCGCTAGATTTTGTAATTTAGTAATTACTTGGTTGAAATCTGTGTTGGAATTCAAATTGGTAAATGCGTCAATAAGACCCTTACCGATAGTTTCTTTCATATTCTCAAAAGCGACATTTAACTTATCAAGTTTGCCCTGATAGGTGTCTGCCGCAGTTGCCGCCGCACCAGAGAAGTTTTGGTTAAGAATAGAAATGATTTGGTCGAAAGACTTACCCTTAAGGGAAGCAGCAGATAAACCTGCGCCCAAACGTGAAAGCGCGGTGGTGTTGCCTAAGTATGCCTTAGATAAAGCGGCAGTAACGCTTTCAAGGTCTTTACCTGTGCCAGCGGAAACATCCAGAGCGGTTTGTAATAATTTTTGGCTCTTTGCGGCATCTCCGGTTGCGACAACTAACTGTGCAAAAGCTGGACGAAGCTTGTCGTCTAATACTCCGTAAAGGGCTTCCGTTTTGTGGATATAGTTTTCCACCATGTCGGTTGCATAACCTTGATTAACATTTTCAAGGGTCTTAGCGAGAACCGCTGCTGCTTTCTGATCTTGAGCAAACGCTTTAACTGAATCTTTAGCAAACTGGGCTACCTTGTAAGCGCTAAAAGCACCTGCAAGTTTCTTGCCTAATTTATCAACAGTTTTTTCTAGACCAGTGGTGGCTGCTTCTGCCTGTTTGAAAGCTCTGCCACCAGTAAATTCGGAAGCAATATCGATTCTTACATTAGACATTTGTCGCCGCCTTAAACTTTGCCGCCGCCTTTTCTATGGCGCGGATAACTCCGTCTTGTGCCTTGCCCTCGTTCTCTTCATAAGCGCGGAACATGGCGCGTCCTTGCATTTTGTCCTTACCCACCATCTTTGACGGATATTTGGCATTAAGATTTTTTACAAAGGTAGAATCGGGATTCTTACGTCCAGCAGTTTCATAAATAGCGCCAGCAGCGGTCTTATTGAAAATAGAAGCCAAAGCGCGAAAACCACGACGATTAGCTTTACTTGGAGAAGTTTTATAAGTAATACCACGCTTTGCAGTGGTGAAATCATAATAAGGAAACTTGGTTTCCTCTTTTTTATTTGCCGCTGACCAGTTAGATAAAACACTGGAATTATTAGGAAGATAGCCTCTTGCTTCTTTAACCACTGGCTTAAGAAAAGAAGCTATTTCCTTTTGAACCTCTTTAGACAGATCAGGTTCGAATTTGCGTAGGGCTTTTCTAAGAGCGACTGCCCCCTCTAGCCTTACTGCCATTTTCTATCCTCTTTGCTCTGTCTTTGAAATATGCCATCATGGCGTTAATCATGTCGGCATCTAGTTCTAATAAATGCTGTGGCGCTATCCCTGTTTCAATAGCCATTGCGGCTATTCGATAATGCAGGGAATCACGCGTCAGCCATTTGGGCTATCGACTGCCTCTACTTCTACCTTTTCTAAGGTTTCTAGAAAGTCCTGTCCAAATGGTTTTACAGCTACGCCAGACCTACGCAAAGCTTCCCATGCGAGCCAGTAGATATCACTCTGCTTCTCGTCTTCTAGGAAAGCCTTGCGAAAGCCTTTCTTGGCATATTGTTCAAATGCAAACTCAATTACAGGCGTAATCTTGATTATGTCTTCTTCGCCTGAAACCCTTGTAATTTTAAGTTGTAACATTTAAGCCCCTTTATTTAATTAGAATGTGCCTGTGGTTGCTACTGTTGTAGCGCCATTGATTGTAAATGTGATGTCCTGTGTAGA